AAACCAGATGTACCAAAGCCCCCACCAAAAAAGAGAGGACGCAAACCTAAAAAAAAAGACCCAGCCGACAATGTACCGAAAGTACCAAAAAAGAGAGGACGCAAACCTAAGGGGGGTAAAATTATAAAAAAAGAAAATCTATCCCCATCATCAAATAAAAATATTCAACATAATATTATTTTACATTTAAAATGTCCATTAAGTCCTGAAGATTCAAATACAAGTATGATAAATCCTACAGACTATAACCCAATCGTTAATACGGTTTCGGCTTACAATATGCCTTCCAACGGTAAATTATCCAATTTAAATTATCAAGATTTTAAAAGCGACAATATTCAAATAAAAGTAAATAATGAAAAAATTAAACAAAAAAAAGAATGGATTACCGAAACCAAAGAAGAAGAAAAAACCAATGAACCAGATGGCGAAACAAGTATTAAAGAAATTTGGTTAAAACTTGAAATATTAAAAAAAAAATTAAGAACAAATAATGTTTCAGATAGAAAATCGGCCTGTTTTTGGTGTACGTGTAATTTCGATAACCCATCCATACATATACCAATGAAATATGAAAACAAGTGTTATGAAGTTTATGGATGTTTTTGTAGTCCAGAATGTGCTGTAGCTTATCTTAAAAAAGAAACCATAGATACATCCACTTTATGGGAAAGATACAGCTTATTGAATAATATATATTCCAAAATATATGATTATAAAAAAAATATCAAGCCATCACCTTCGCCGTATTTCACACTCGATAAATATTATGGTAATCTTACAATACAAGAATATAGAAAATTATTAAACAATGATAGATTATTATTGGTCGTTGATAAACCAATGACTAAAATTTTACCCGAACTTTATGAAGAAAATAACGAAATACCAGCAATATATTCAAATTTATTAAACAAGAATATAGACAATAAAAATAAAGATTATAGATTAAAAAGGAAGACAACAAACGCTTCTAAACATCAAATATTCTCTTCTAATTTTAAATTCAATTAGATTTCAAATTTTTCAATTCTATCTTCGCATTTTTAATAGTACTTTCTAATTCCTTTAAATATGCTTCTCTCTCCTCCTCCTTTTTCTTCGCAACCCTTTTATCATATCCTGTATTTACATTATCCATAAATTCTCTTATCTGCGTCATCATTTGTTGATTTACTGTTTTTTTCTTTGTACATGTCTTTTTTTGAAAATTGGGGTTTAAATATTCTTTGATAACAGCCATATAATCTCCGTTCCATTCGTTATATTTCATTTCAGCCTCCTCACTTGTATAATTTGTTTGAGAAATTATAATTTTTATAGTAGCATCTACATCAACTATTTCACTCATATACTTTTAATATTAGTTTCGTTTTTAAATAATTAATATTAAAAACTATATTAAACGCAATTTGTTGTAAATTTTATATATGGAAGTAATAGAAAATCCTCGGTTATCTACTGTAGTGGATGTTATCACACAAGAAGTAACAAAATCATTACAAAAATGTATATCCCAAGATGTTATAATTGAAAACCAAGAAACTTGGAGACATTTAAGTAATATTCCTCAAGTAAGAAAATTAATAAATAGAAATATTGAACTTCAAACCGAACTGGCGGTTGAAAAAAAACGTATGCAAGATAATCCATTATCTGTGCGTAATAATACATTAGAAAACGCTATAAATATTCTTAGGACCTCAAATTCTAAGTTACAACAAAAGGTAATTAAATTCAATGAAATGGAATCTAAAATTGTTCAACGAGAGAAATTAATAGAAACCCAGAAAAAATGGTTAATTAAGTTAAGAGAACAAGTCAATGAATTAAAAAAACCTTTAACTATAAATACAAATTTGGATTCTAATAAAATTTCATTGGAAGTTGAAGAAATAGAAACCAAAAGCGATATTCAACAGGCCATTGAAGATTCCGGCACATTTTATGAAAAAGTTCATAATAAAAAAGAAAACACGGTCATTGATAATTCTATTTCTATAACCAATGTTATTGATTTAGAAGATGAAGAATCATCAGAGGTAAGTTCAAGTGATACTTCAGATAATGATGATAATGACGAGAATACTCTTATGTTGGAACATTGGGAAAGAGAAAAATCAAAATTAGATAAACTTCAAAATACATATGGAGTATATGGCCTTGAAACCAAAGATGATAGTCCTACCAATATTTCAGATACTGAACAAAATTTAGATATTAAATGGAAAAATACTGAAAATTATGAAAGAATAAAAAATAAATGGTGCAAAAAGGAAGAAGAAGTAGTTGAGGAAGATGAAGTAGTTGAGGAAGATGAAGCAGTTGAAGGCGCAGAGGAAGATGAAGTAGTTGAGGAAGATGAAGCAGTTGAAGGCGCAGAGGAAGAAGAAGTGGTGGAAGAGGAAGAAGAAGCTGAAGAGGTTGAAGAAGTGGTGGAAGTTGAAGACTCAGAAGAAGAAGCTGAAGAGGTTGAAGAAGTGGTGGAAGTTGAAGACTCAGAAGAAGAAGTTGAAGACTCAGAAGAAGAAGCTGAAGAGGTTGAAGAAATAACATTGAAAATAAATGGAAAAAAACAAAAAGTTTATAAAAGTGATAATGGTAACATTTATCAAATTTTGGAGGATGAAGATGCCGGAGATTTAATTGGAACAGTTAATAATAAAGGTAAATTTATACCACTGTAAATGAATTTTTCTCATAACATAATATAAGATGATTTCACGATTATGTCCACCTGCACTAATATATTTAATTTTTGCTATTATACAGATTGGAGTCGATATTATGAAAGGTTATAATAATACGGCGTTAATTAAAGTATGGGTAACTTTTATTTTCACAATATTATTAAATTATTTATGCCAATCTGGTTTAGGAATAATATCATGGATAATTGTATTCATTCCGTTTATTTTAATGACCGTAATTGTAGCAATGTTATTAATGCTATTTGGTTTAGACCCGCGAAGTGGTAAATTAAGAATATATAAAACCGAAAAGGATAAACCGCTTGTTAAAAAAGAATTAAAAATGAAAGTAGAAGATAGATATGGAATTGATAAATCCGGCGAATCACAAGTAGATTATGATAAATTAAATATTCAAAATAAATCACAGACGCGAATCAAAAAAAATACCGGTTATGGTATGTATACTGATTTTCATACAACAAGCGATGGAAGAAGAAAAGAATATGTTAAACTTATTCGTAACATATTAATTGATATGAAAAAATCACATCCAGCCGCTTATTTCGAAAATCAAGCAAATAATTGTGTTAATAAATCTAATGACGAAGAATTTGAAAGATGCCTACAAGACCTTGTTTTAAATACAGCTAATAAATTGGGTGGAAGAGCAAAAAGAAATTTTTTGAAAAGGGTTCGTTCCAGAAATATTATTAAATAAATAACTTATTTAAAATCTATATTATACATATTATAATATGAATTATACTTATTTATTGGTTGGTGCTGGTTTAGGCGGAATTAGTTATTATGCATATAATAATTCAGATTTTTTTTTCCCTTATATTTTCAATATTGTTAATTTTTATCATAAAACTGTTGATTATTATGCAAAGACAGAAGAAAAAGAAAACCCCATTAAAAGGAAACATTGTCGTATAAATTTGATATGTTATAATACTACAAATAAAGAAGAAATGATACGACAAGATATTAAAGAAGTTATAGATACAGAAACAAATAAAAAATACGATTTGAAAATTATTGAAAAAAATATTAACGGTAAATTGTTTTATAAAAGATTATATGAAAATGATTTAAATAATCTGATAAATGATAATCATTTTTTCTTAGGATTTTTAGATAACAAGCCCTTTTTACAAGTTTCATATAACGATGGTGAAAAAAAAACAGACATACATTTAGAATTAAAACCTTTTTATATAAATAGAAGTAGGATTTTAGATAAAAAGTTCTTGATATGGTTTATGTTGAAATATTTTTCATATGATATTACTGATAAGAAATATACTTTGAGTATTATGGATAACAATATTAAAATGTTTGAAATTGGAAAGAACGATTATATTATTTTAAGGAATGATAATACCGATTATTATGAAGTGGTAACAGACGAAAATATTTAATTATATTATAAAATAGTTTAAATAAAAACTCTTTTATAATATCATAATGGAAATGGCACAATCAACAACGGTTGATAAATTCTCCAACGAAACAAAACATCATTTAAGTGATAAATGGGTTCTGTGGGCACATTTACCACACGACACAGATTGGACACTAAAAAGTTATATTAATATTGTAGAATTTGAAACGGTTGAAGAGGTTATAGCTGTTATTAATACAATACCCCAAACCATGATAAAAAATTGTATGTTATTTGTTATGAAAGAAGGTATAAATCCAACTTGGGAAGACAAACGTAATTCAAAAGGAGGATGTTTTTCCTTTAAAATTATGAATAAACAAGTATGTAACGTTTGGAACGATTTATTAAAAGTCGTTGCTGGGAACACCATTTCCACCGATGAAGAGTTTGTAAATAATGTTAATGGAATTACAATCTCTCCTAAAAAATCTTTTTGTATTATGAAAATTTGGATGTCTGGTACAGATAAACAAAACCCAAAAAGTATTAATCCCATTAACGGTTTAAATTCGCACGGATGTTTGTTTAAAAAACATAATCCCGAATATTAAACAAAATTAAATAACTTCATATAATATTATGCAGTTATTTAGGATATTATTATTTTTGTTACAATTAGCATTTTTTATAATACCAACTAATTCAAATCAAATAACAATAAAAAATTATGATGTCGGTTTTAATAAAACATATTATGGGAATATTACCATAAAATGTAAAAATCAAAATGCTTGTAATATGACCACCCTTTATTGTGACACAGGTAATTGTTATATAGAAGCTGCCGGACATAATAAAGGACAATTAAATAATTTAATAGTTGACGCAAGAAATATTAGGAAAGGATATAAATTTGAGTTAAAATGTGGTAGTCAAAGTCAAAATAGCCTGGATAATACCAATTGTAATAATGTAAAAGTATTGTGCCCTCTTCATAGAGGCACAACTTGTAAATGTACTAATTGTAATTATAGAGAAGTAAAATTTTACTGTGAATTGGGTATTGGTGTATATTGCACTGGATCAAGGGTAGTTTCAAGTTGGAATCAAAACGATATATGGTGTGATGGTGGAGAATCTAACAATCCTTATGGGGGATATGGAGGATATGGAGGAACTGGAAAATATATATGCGATGACATTAATTGGGAAACGTCTTCTTGTGAAGCAACATATACCAATCCTACCACCAGCTTATCCCTATATAATTTTGCTCCAAATGATAAATGTGTTGCTTTCCAAACCTCTTTTTATAGCAGTTATTACAAAGACGATTTAACACAAGTAACAACTCACTCATGTCGTGAAACTATAAATGTTTCGAATAATGAGTATAAATATCATTTACCCATTTGTGTAAAATATATATCAAAACCGGATAATATACCCGAGTTAAAACAGTATTTTAATATAACAAGAATCATTATAAAAAATAAAACTAATATCATAAATCAGACAAATTGGGTAGATAGAATAAATTGGTTAAATAAAACAAGGTGGATAAACCAAACAAGAATTATTAATAAAACGGTTTTGATAAATAGAATAAATTGGATAGACAAAGAATTAATTAGATGGATAAACCAAACAAGAATTATTAATAAAACGGTTTTGATAGATAGAATAAATTGGATAGATGAGATTAAAATTATAATTATCAATCAAACCAATATTGTTGATAGAATTAATTGGATTAATCAAACAAATATAAAATGGATTAACAAAACAAGATGGATCAATCAAACAAATATAGTAAACAAAACCAAATACATAAACGAAACACGCACGATAGCTGAAAAAAAAGAACCCTATTGGGAAAATGAAAATAAAGAGAACGCGACAAAAATTAAATGGGATTTAAATAATATTTTGATATTGGGGGGTATATCATTTGGTGGGTTATTCGTTTTAAGTATCACATTTTATATAGCTTGGAGATGTTGGTTGAGAGACAAAATAGAAGGCTTTATCATTGATTATTGTTTTTGTGGTTACGGAGAACAAGTTATGGAAATTTTAGAATTTATGGGATGTGTAAAAGATGGATGGGAAGAAAGAAGAGAAGAAAAAATATTTGAACCATATTTAGTAGGTTTAAGTGAGAAAGAACAAGAAGTTGTTATAGGACAAGTTAAAAAGAATAAAGCCAGATTAATCGCAGCCACGGATTTAGTATGGAAAGACTTGTGTGAAAGCGCTATAAGACCGCGCGATACATATCATAAAAATTTATTGGAAAGTTCGCTATATAAAAAAAAAAAATGAAGAAATAGAAAAGGAAAT